GGTGTTTGATTTTGCTTATTTTTGCATCCACATCCCATGTTGATAAATTTTAATTGTTTATTACTATAAATAGTGATTATGATTCAATTATAATATAAAAACGATATTTATTAAATAAAAGATTTATGCAATTTTCAGAATTAATTATAGAAAGTAGAGAAGACGACTTCAAAAAGAAGTATTCCAAGAAATTTTCGGCTCAAAACTTAGAGAAAATCGTTAAGAGTATCGCACCAAAATATTTGGATTGGGTTGGAAAAGTTATGGATGAGATTAACTTTGATGAAACTTTTTCAAAGGTAGTTCCAACTGTTACTCGATTCAATAACATCTCCACTAATCTACCTCAGACGGATATTAACCAATATAATAGTTTTAATGATTTATATGATTCCATAACCAAATATGATAGTCGTATTAGAAGAGATGTGAAACAAGTTAAAGGTGGTAATGTGGTTTATGATGATGGAGTATTCTTTGTTGTTAATCCGTTGAACTATGAATCATCTTGTTATTATGGTAAAGGTACTAAATGGTGTACTGCGGCTGAAACTGATTCTCATTTCAAAAGATATAATGAAGATGGTAAATTATTCTACATAATTGATAGGACTAAAGCTAGTAATGACCCAAATTATAAAATCGCTATGTTGAAGAAATTTGATGGTGACATTTCATTCTTTGATGCTAAGGATGATAGGGTTGATGCTAAAAATGTTTTTGGTGAGAAAAAATATAATGAAATTATAACATCTGCTGATGAGTTTTTATCTGAGGTTTATCCGGAACAAGTTAAAATATATGCTGATAAGGCGGCGGCAAAGAAAGAAAAAGAAAGACTTGAGAATTTAAGGATTCAAAGAGAATTACAAGCAAAGAGAGATGCTGCTCAAGATAGAAGAGAAGAAGGTGAATGGAGTGGTAGATATGAAGAGATGGATGAGGAAGGGTTGAGAGCAAATGCATTACTTAATTATCTTGATACTTACGAATCTACTCAGGTTATGACTAGTGAAGACCGAGCGGAGATTACAAGATTGGAATTAGAAATTGATAGGTTGGACCAAGAGTATGATAACGCTGAAGACCCGGAGCCGGATTTACTTGACCAAAAATCTGAATTAGAGGATGAATTAGAAGATTTAAAAAACAAAATTGATGTTTATAATATAATCCCAACTGGTGAATTTTATGGATTAGGTGAGTTTGAAGTTATTGATTCAGGTTTAAGTGATAGAAGATATGCTGTTGGTGATGAATATGATATGGAAAAAGCTGCTTATGAGTACCTTGACAATTTAATTGATGATATTGGGTTTGAAGGGTTTAATAAGGGTTTTGCTATGGGTTATTTAGATAATGAGGCAATTGCTGACTATGCTGAGGAAATGTATGACTATGATGTTAGGGAATCACCTGAAAGTTATTTTGACGAAGATGAAAAACAATTGTCGGATAGACAAGAAGAAGATATTAGAGTTGCTAGACTTTTTATTGAAAGAGCTGAAGAACAAATTTCCATGTTAGAAGACCGAATGGATGGTGATAATGATGACGATATTCAAGAAAAGATTGATGAGTTGAATGAATTAATTGAATCTCATCAAGATGAAATTACTGAAATAGAAGAAAATCCCGATGGAGAATATCCTGAAGATTTAATTGATGATAAGGTTAGGTCATTGGTTAGTGATGTTAGATATGACCCGGAAGATTTTATGGAATCATATGGTCTTGAATGGGATAAATTTATTGATAGAGACGACTTTATCAAAGGGGTTATCGAAGCCGATGGTTATGGTCAAACGTTAAATGGTTACGATGGTTCTGCCGACGAAGTTAAGGTTGGTGATAAATGGTTTTATGTAATGAGAATTGACTAATTTATTTTAGTTTATATAATTACTTTTATGGGTAGAAAAAAGAAAATATCATTCAAATTAAATCCCGAGTGGATGTTGAAGGAACCATTGGACTTTGAATATAACAAATATACCTTATTAGATTATATTCAAAAGTGTGAGAAAGGGTTCGACAAGTTGGAAATTTATCCTGATTTTGTCGAAATTTCGTTGCACTTAGCAAACTTACAATCATTAGTTAAAGAAAATACATTATTATTGACAAATAAAAAATTCGAATCTTGTGATGATGAGATTTTGGTTAAGGAACTTACACCTAAAAAACCAAGAGAGCTTACTGAAGAAGAAGAGGAAGAATTGGTGAAGACTTTAAAATTCTCTAACTCAAGATTATTTGATGCATTCAATGTTGCAAAATCGATATGGAACTTAGCCTACGATAACATTGACCTTTATATTAAAAAGAATCGAAAATCAATTGCAACAGGTCACGGATATGTCTTTTATTATAATAAGATAGATTCCAAACTATTCGTGTGGGAATATGAAATTAAAAAATCAAAAGGGGATAATCATAATCATAAAACTTATGTTAACTCAATATACAATGGTTCTTCAGAGGACCTCACAGTTCCGGAAATAGTTGAAACATTTTCAACATGGAACCAAACAGAATATTTTAAAGAACTTCCAATCTTTGAAATTCAATCTTCACAAAATTTCCCAATGGAACAAACTTTAGTTCCAATTATGAAACGAAAAATTATGACATATATTTTTCAAATTGTTAATTCAGAAAAGTTAAATAACTTTGACTTTGAATTATAATTTGTTTATAATTCTTATGTGGGATTTAACAAAAGATACATAACAAAACAATCATCTTTAACGGCTCTCAACGATAATAGACTAAACCTCTATTATGGTCGAGCCGATATGTTGATATTTGAAGATGACCTTAGTGAAATCATTTACGACTTATACTTGTCCGGGAAGACCGAACAGGAAATACTAAACATTATTAATTTAAACACGGAGAAAGAAATCGATGAAGTGCATTAAAACAATCAAGAAAACCAACTCAAGAGAGATTGGAGAAGTAATCAGAACTGAAGAAAAAGATGCTGATTTAAAAGTTAGTACAGGTGTTTGGGCTTACTGTCCAAAAAATGAGTGGAAAGCTCTTACTAGAAGAGTTAAACCTGTTTCTAAAAAAGAAACTGTAGAAGGGTCTGAAGATAAACCTGTTACCAAGAGAGGTAAGAATAGTATTCAGTAATCATCATGAGTGGAGAAATGGTAAACAACCCACTTCATTATGGTGGTGCGGACAATCCTTATGAAGCAATTAAAGTTATTGAGGCATGGGAGTTAGATTTTCACTTAGGAAATACTGTTAAGTATATTTCAAGAGCAGGAAAAAAAGAAACTGATAAAGAACTCCAAGACTTGAAGAAGGCGTTATGGTATCTTCAAAGACGAATAGATAATTTACAAAAATGATTTACTATTTAATCGGACAACCTCACGCTGGTAAGACCACATTGTCCAAATTATTAAAACAACATTTGTATCCTCAAAATATTATTCAAATAGATGGAGACGATATTAGAGATATCTTTCAAAACAAAGATTACTCTGAAGACGGAAGACGAAAAAATATTCAAAGAGCTCAAGACATTGCAAAATTTCTAAACTCTAAAGGTATTGATGTTATTATATCCTTAGTATCTCCGTATAGAGATTTAAGAAATGAGTTAAAGGATAGTTCAAAGGTGATTGAGGTTTATATTCACACTGATGATGTTCGTGGAAGGGAAAGTTTTCATGTTGAGAACTATGAGAAACCGACTGAAAATTATATTGATATTGATACTACTGGCGTTTCAGAATTTACATCACTTGGTGAATTGATTACTAAAATTAATGAATATGGAAATAAATAGAGAGGAACCGGAAATACAATTTTACCTTGCATATTATATGGAAAATGGTGAAGTTGATGAAAATGGGGTAATGGATATTAAAATGAAGACCGCGGTTGTACCAATAAGATTGAAAGAAAAATTCTTAGAAACATTTAAAGACAATCCTACACCAAGTAAAAAAGAAATTTTTAAATTTTTGGATAGTCATGAGTAATTGGGAAAGAAAGACACACGTACAAGCAGCATTTTCGTCATCATCTTCAAGTAAGAAGTATTCTATGTTTGTTGGAAGATGGCAACCATGGCACCATGGACACAGAGCTTTGATTGACCAACAACTTGAACGAGATAAGAACATATTACTTTGTGTGAGAGATGTTGAGATTGATGATAAGAATCCATTTTCAACTGAATGGGTTGTTGAGAATTTAAAAAATGAGTTGAAAGATTTAATTGACGAAGGTCGATTGGTAATTCAAGTTATTCCGGACATTGATAGTATTAATATTGGTAGAGGAGTTGGATATGATGTGATAGAACATTTACCACCTGATGAGATTAAGAATATTTCGGCAACCAAGATTAGGGAACAAATGAAAAAGGATGGTAAGTTATGATAGATATAAAAGTAAGATACAATACAAAATGTGATGATAATCATATGTTTTGGAGAATATTAGTTGATGGGTTTGAATATCTTGCGTCAAATGTTATTTTTGAAATTCCTACTCACACTACTAGAGATATTGTTTACGACCCATCAATAAAGGCAAAAGTAGATAAACATCATTTAAGTTGTGAGGCAAATGAAGTGGTATGGAAAGGTGATGTTGCAATTATTAAGTAAATGAAAGTTACAGTAGATATTGAAGAATACGCGGAAGGTGCGATATTATTAGACGGATTGGAATCCGCAATAGTTGGGATTGTTGAAGAATTTGGTAATGGAAATAGGATTTTATATTCCAAACAAAAAATACTAAACATTCTCCAAGAAAGAGATTTGATGACGATGGGTGAAGCTGAAGAGTTTTACGATTATAATATAATAGGATTACACGCTGGTGAACAAAACGCGGTGTTTTTGGATTTAGAAATAACACCAATAAAAAAAGAAAATGGTTGGGAATACCAATTAAAAGATTAATATGGCAAATACAATGACAACTTATGTTAAGGTATGTAATCTTAACGAAGAAACTTTTGGTAAAGTTAAAGAATTGTTTGAAACTGAAGGTGAGAATAGTTCAGAGGTTAAAGTGGTTGAAAACTTTAATAAATTATTTGGAACTGAATTTAATACAACCGACAACTATATGAGTAGAGAATGGATGGATGAAAACGTCGGTTCAAAATGGATTAGAATTGAATTTGGGGATGTTGAATACACGCCTGAAGTTGACTTGATTCTTGAAACCGCATGGAATGTTCCAACGGAGTATATCCAAAAAGTGGTTGAAGTGTTGAATGAGGTTGATAAAAATATTGTCGCTTATGGAACATACGAAGACGAAGGATATTCTCCGGTAGGTGCTTTTGTTTATGGATATGATTATGATGATATTGAAGATTATGATGAGGTTGATTCTAATCTTATGTGGGAAGATGATGATTATAATGAAGAAGTTTATGATGGATTACATTCACTTAGAGATTCCTTATATGAAAGTTATTGTGAAGTAATAAATGAAAGAAAAATAGAAGAAAATTAATATGAAATCACATTTTAGAAAAACGGAGTATTACACCTCCCACAACGCAAACCCTCCCGTGGAGTTGGATAGTGAAAAATTCCCTGACTTCAAGGGAGAAACAGAAGAAGAGTTCTTACAATACGTCTATGATAACTTAGACGGATGGGTAGATGGTGACGGAGAACCATTATTTGACGAAGAAACTCAAGATGCTTTGTATGAATTACAACACGGGTCAATGAGTGAATATTGGGGTTCTTATCAAAACTATTTTGAGGGAGAACTACAAGTAGGGGAACCAACACCTCAAGATAATTACAAAAATGGTAATTTTAAAACCATAGATTCAATCTCAATATAATGATAGAAACGGGTAAAATAATAAATGGAGATTGTGTTGAAGTGATGAAAACATTACCCGAAGGTTGTGTTGATTTGATTGTTACATCTCCACCCTATAATGCAAACATCAAGTATGATGAATACAATGATGGTTTAGAGATGGATAAGTATTGGGATTTCACCATTAATTGGTTAAGTGAAGCTTTCCGTGTATTAAAAGACGATGGTAGGATTGCGGTTAATGTTCCGATTGAAATGAATGTTCAAGAGAGAGGTGGAAGAATATTATTTAATGCTGAGTTTTGGATGAAGATGAAAGAAGTTGGGTTCCAATTCTTTGGGATGGTTGACCTTACAGAAGATTCTCCACATAGAGTTAGACAAACGGCTTGGGGTTCTTGGATGAGTGCCAGTAGTCCTTATATCTATAACCCGAAAGAGTGTGTGATACTTGCTTATAAAAAATCAAAAAAGAAATTGAATAAAGGGGAATCTCAATGGGAAGGTAGTCATACTAAAATAACTTTAGAAGATGGAACTTTAAAAAATAAAGTCATTTATGATGATGACGATAAGAAAGAGTTTATGAACTTAGTTTTTGGTAGATGGGAATATTTTGCAGACACTAAGTCATTGACTAAAGCGACATTCTCAATGGACATACCATCAAATGCAATTAAGATTTTAAGTTATAAAAATGATATTGTTCTTGACCCTTTTATGGGTAGTGGAACTACTGCGGTTAGTGCGGAATTACTGGGTCGTAGATGGTTAGGAATCGAATATAGTTCAAACTATGTTGAGATAGCGATAAATAGGATTAAACATTTTATTGAGGAGAGAAATCAAACTGAATTAGAATTAGAATAGAAAAGGGTCTTACGACCCTTTTTTTTGTTAGTAGTGATATTTATAAATAAAACATTAAAATGTCAGATATTATTATAACAGAATCCCAACTCAAAACCATCCAAGAATTTTACGATGAAAATGGTCAACTATTAAATGAAGAATGGTGGAATACTATTGGAGACGTTGTTGGTATTTTTGACCCAACAGGTTTAGTGGATTTAGTAAATGGTCTTGATTATATAAGACAAGGAGAATATTTCTTTGGTTTCTTATCTATGATTGCGATAATACCGTATGTTGGGGACGTTATGGCAAAACCTCTTATGGGTGTGTCAAAAGGTAGTAAAGCGATGAGAGGTGTAAACCAAGCAATGGGTATTGTAAAAAAAGGTGGTAGTACTGTGGAAGCTGGTAGGTTATTAGCGGACGCCGGAAAGTCATCTCCGTTATTCTCCAAACTATTAAATACTTCAATAAGTTGGGGTGGTAAATTAAAAGAAATTGTTGATAGAATTCCTGGTGGAAGTTTAACAAGTGGATTAAGAAAAACAATAATTGATTGGATTGACCTTTTTATAAGTGGTGCTAGACAGAGTAAGATGACTAGTAAGATTACTGCTAATTTTGCTAAAAAAGTAAAAGCTGCTGACCCTGCAACCGCAACCGCTTTAATGAAACAATTACAAAGTCAGTTAACAAAAAGTAGTAGAACTTTTAGGGATTTCAAAATTACAGACCCCGGTTTTATGAGTAAATATGTTTGGCCAGGTCTTTCATTTAGAAATAGAAATTTAATGGCGTTAATGAGAAGAACTAAGTTCTATGCAGGATTATTAGATTATGTTGGTGTTGCAAATTTTGTTGGACCGGAAGAGTTATCAAAACAAATAGGTGAAGAAAATTTACAGAAAAAAATTACTGAATATTCTCAGACACCGGAAGGTCAAAAAAATTGGACAGAAGATATGTCTTCTGCGAATATGAGTCAACAAACTCCGACAACACAACAAACAGATACAACAAAATCAAGTGATGGTGATATTAATGACGACCCATTTTCTAAAATGTTTAAAAAGATATTAATAGGTCAATTAAACCCAATACCAGGGATGTAATATAAAAAAAATATGAAAGAAGAATTAATACTAAAATTAGTACAAATACAAGTCCAATTTAAATTTATGCATTGGCAAACAACGGGTGACGCAAAACACAGAGCGTATGGAGACATCTATGATACATTAGGGGATTTAATTGATAGTTTTACTGAGGCTATGATGGGAAAATATGGTAGACCTGAATTTGAATCGGAGTTCGCACTTATGTTTCAAGATTTAAAATCGTTAAGTTTACAAAATTTCATGGATGGGATTACTGATTTTTTAGTTTCAATCACTGAAATGTTAGACCCAAAATACGACACAGACCTTTTAAATTTAAGAGATGAAATGTTGGCAGCAATTAATAAATTAAAATATTTACTTACATTAAAATCATAACATGGCAAAGATTATAAGATTAACAGAATCGGATTTGAATAAAATCGTAAAAAGAGTTATTGAAGAACAAATGAACCAACAAAAGGCGGTTAATGTTCAAATGGAAAAAATTAAACCTGAAATGGGGGGTAAATATTGTTTTGGTGACCCAAAACGACTTCAATCGGCTTATGGTTATAATGTTAAATTATACAAAGTTAAATCAGGTGATACATTAAGTGATATTGCATCAAAACATCCTGGAGTTACTAGTGTTGACGACCTTATTAGAATTAATAAAGGTTGTATGTTAAGTAAAGGTTTAAAGAGTGGTGATGTACTTGCCATTGTGATTATGCCTGAAATGTAATATGAAAAAACTAATAAAAGAAAGTGGTATCAGGGACATTAAAAAACTGTCCCAACGATACCCTAAAGCTGAAATATATTTCCACCAAGATTTAGATGGGGTTACCACGGCAATTGCAATGAAAAAATACCTTGAAGATAATGGTATTGATGTTGTGGATGTTCACGTTATTCAATATGGAGACAAAGAGTTCTCTGTGAAGAAGAATGACGCTCAAGGTGATATTATGCCGGTCTTAGTTGATTTTGCTCATGGAAAACCAATGTTTGTTATCCATACGGACCATCACGACAGACAAGCAGGTGCTGAAGACACCAAATCAACTTCTTTTAGACAATCTCGTTCAAATGTTGAAACAATTTCTCAAGTAGTTTCACCAAAAGAATTATTTCCTTCTTCAGATATATTATTAATATCAACCGTGGACTCGGCGGACTTTGCGAAACACGACATCTCAGCTGATGAAGTTGTGAATTATTTGTTTAGATTTGATAACGAGAAATCACTACAGAGAAACAAAATGTTATTGGGGTTTGTGATAAACAAACTCATATTGGCATTCAAAAACAAACCGGGATTTTTAGAAGGTTTGGTTATGAATTCGGAGCCATCATTAATGTCTATCCTTACAAACATTAAGGAATGGATGAAAAAAACAAATGCCGTCAACCCGGAACAATTACAAAAAAATGCACAAGACTATAAA